ATTTGTAGCCCAGAAATAATATACAGGCACTACTGTATTATTTGAATTTAGTGTAGTTTGAACTGTAAACGCTGCTACATTCTTAGGCGTGCCTGGCCCTGTATATTCTACAGGCGGCACTGAACTTAAGACCCAAGTGCATACTGATACATTGCTACCGGGGAATAACTGGCCCCAATATCTTGCGTTGTACTCGTTATCGTTTTGATGATAGTTTAAAAATCTTACATTTGCTGTATCGAACCAAATCTTGCCGACTTGATCTGAGCCCCATACCAGATTAGATATTAATGCAGTAGTATTATTGTATCCAGCTGGATCTACATCACTGATATAATCTATATTTTGTCTTATCGCGCCAAGAATCTTGCCTTGCAATGGATCGATATAATCTAAATTTATCAATGTATTATTTGATTCAGCATCAAAAATCTGTATGTTATCTAAGCGGTTTATATCAACTACAGTATTGCTTTCTCTAAATACTTCCCAATTTTGTAATCCTGATTCGTTTTTATATACAACTACCTGACCATCTATCACAGTGGGTCTGAAGCCTGGCGCGCCTATCACTATATTGTTATCATTCCAGTCGATAGCCTGACCATATGTTGGTTGTGCTCCATATACAAGATCGGTTGCATTGACGCTTTGGGCATAAGTGTATGCACCTATGTCATTCAGTGATTCTTCATAATTTCCTAAATAATCAAATGTATATACAGCTCCTGCATTATCAAAGATATCGCTAAACTGCGTGGCATTATTATCAAAAATAGTATCGTTGTCATTTATATTATCGTCTGTGAAATCAAATGTGGTTAGTGTAAATCTATCGCCTACAGGTGCGCTGATAGCTACACTGTTAAACTCATTGAACTTAACTACTGTACCGAACTGGCTGGCGCCTACCTCATGCGGACTTTGAATGATCTGAGTTTGACTATAAAGTTTTAGACCCAGTTCGGTTAGAGTATCAGGATCATTAGTAGATATCAATAATTCTTGATTTACGCTAGCAAGATTTTCATTTGTGAGGCTTACAACTAATTTACCTTGCTGTGCTGAGGCTGTGACATTGGGTACATTCGCAGAATTAATATTACTTACTGCCACTGATGCATCACCTGCCGATATTGTGACTATGAAGCCATTGATCAATATTTTACGTGTAGTCGTGACATCTACATCATTGATCCCTATCACTGTACCAAATCTTGCGCCGCCATATGTATATCTAAACACTGCGCCTTCAACACTAGTCTGGCTCAAATAGAAAGGTGAGCCTACTAAAATTTCTGTGCCGAAATTATTTGTGTCTAGGCTATAGCCAAACTGCGCACCTATTCTTGGCGTTTGCTCGTTGGTAAGCGTTTGTATCAATACAAACTCATTACCTCCTATAGTTAATATGTCTCCATATGTGAATACACCACTGTATGTAAATGTAGTTCCTGAAGTTGAATAATCTGAACTATCAACTAACACCCCATTCTTTGTAACAGTCAACGGTAATGCTGGATCAGGCGACCATATTAAAGTAAATGTTGCAGGTGTGCCTGCAATATATGCTTGATCAATCTCAATATTTTGTACTAATCTGTCATAGATATAACTATTACCATAGTTTGCGATTGATCCGCTGTAATCGACATTAGGAGCGCCTATTACTAATGTAGTACCATAATAATTTGTGCTTATCGAATGACCAAACTTATCTACTGCTGTTGAAGCACTATTAATAGTAGTCATGTACTGATAGTCGCAACGTGTAGCAGTACCAGTACCTACACCTGCCGAAGTTGCTATGAATACATCTCCTATAGAATATACTATATCAGTAGTGCCTGCTATAGTATTCCATTGAGCATTCGTAGTCGTGCCTAGACTTACAATTTGATATGACGCACCTACAGTAAAACTTCCTGCTACTGTTAATGTATTTTCTTTGCGATAGGCATGAACTTTGTTTCTTGCTGTTGGTGTCGCTTCATTATAATCACTTATGTATAGCCAATTCAAGTCGCCTGACAATGCCAATGCGCTGCCGAAATTAGTTGATCCTGAAGTTGCTGCGTTATCGCTAGCCAATATTGTTTGATAAACATTCAACTGGTCACTGAATGTAGTGTTATTAAGCGTATAAATCTTAACCTGTGGACTTGTAGTTGGCTGGCTAATAGCATATAGACCATCCTGATGCACTATAGTAGTACCATAACTAGCCGCGCCAGTCAATGTTTCAGTATTCTCATATTGACCATTAATGACATTGAGTGTATATCGATAAACATTACCTTCGCCGCTATCTGCAAATAGATACCCTACATCATTATCAAAGGATACGCTATTGCCGAAATTCACGCTGCTAGTCTGATAATACTCTTTATCGTATTGATAATTAATGCTCTTACGATAAACCGCCCAACTACCATCAGTATTCGTATCTACCCATACTTTATTCTTAACAAATTCAGTATTGATTAATGGTAATGTTTTGATATCGCCTGGTTTTTCTACACGCTGACTGTTGAACTTTAATCCTATGCCTTGACCAGTCAACACTTTTGTTGAACCAGGTAATGATAACGTTATTAATACTTGTCTTGGATCAACTATAGTTGATGCAACAAAATAACCATTAACGCTACTATCAAAATTAATTATGGCAAATATATCATATTGATTCAAGTTATGATTTTGAGCAAAGGTCACAGTACAAGTATTGTTTAGATTGCTACGAACTTGAACAACCTGACCTATGCTTGTAGGCGTCAATACTTGCCAATTTGCTTGATAATCTGCAAGCCATATAAAGTCGTTGACATACAAGTTACCTAGAGGAACTATAATGCCGTTTTTATCTACAGCAGTTGGTAGGTTGCTATAAAAATAAGCACTCATCTTAACATCATCGATGTTCACATAACCTGCACTTGGATACACTCTGTCAGGAGTATCATATGGTAACGATGGCAATATATATGGGGTATCTATAGGTCTACCATAATTAAATAGGTCATTTAACGGTATAATTTGCTGCGCAGCAGGTACATCATTGCCATTTGTTAATCCTGCTATACCCGGATTGCCGGTCAATAATGATTCACTTAGTTTGAATTCAATGAAATTGTCATTTAGTGTGCCGCCAAATGTACCCTGCAATATAGCCCAGTTCTCATATACATCATAATCAATACCGCCTTGCGGTAGATTCGCGCCTTTAAATGCTTTGATAGAATCTACTGTGCCTTTTTCTTTGATCAAATTTTTATATACATTGACCTGCGTGATGTCTGTCAAGTCTGCGCTAGCCATGTACTCTCTAGGTCTGAATCCAATCAAACTAAATGATAATAGGTCTGCATCTGTCTCAAGATTTGCATTGTCTGAATTATAATATAAGGCGCTTTCAAAACTGCGTGTGCTGCTGTTAGGCAACAAGCCTTTTTGTATCTCATCGTAGTCAGTGATCTTCCACTGATTTTGATTAAACTTAGCACTAGGTTGCACGATCTCAAGTGCTGTAAAATACTTATTTTTATACTCTACGATCTCGCCTTTAGTATATTTGAACTCAGGAGACCATTCTTTGATATTATCTTGATTATATATGAAACCGCTAGCAAACACTGTGCCGTTCCATTCTGCTGTTTTAGTGCCTCTGACATATATGCGGCTTTGTTTTAATCCTGATACAAGATTGTAAATGACATCGTTGAACAGTGTCACATTTTCAAAAACTATACCATGCTCTATGTTGCTAAGATTAAATTGACCGTAGGATATAGCATCGCCTTGGTTCAAGGGGGTAACACCGAAATATGTACCATTTCTCTCTACAGATAAATCTTTATTTTGTATTGGATACAGATTATTATTAAGCACAAAGTTTGCTTGAGTATATGTCAATGGTTGTACAATCAGATTTTCTTTGTCTATAGATAATTTTTTAGCTGAAGGATTTAACGTGATTACGCTACCCGTACCGAATCCTACCTGGGTCCAGTATAGAAACTCAGCTGCCATTTGTGGCCAATCAATCTCGATATTTTGTATCTGATCATTAAATATAGCGCCCCTGCTTTTTAGCCACGCGCCATAATCTAGTAAGAATTGGCAAACATCAGTGGTGGTATAGAAAATTTGACCGTAAGGTACAAGAACTTCAGTTTCATTATGATCTATAGCAACCTGCACAGATGCATCCTGTACAGTGATTCTGTCTTTAGGTCCATTTAATATAGGGCGCAGTGTTCTAAAATATGATGTTTCCTGACCATTGCCGAACACTGAAAAACCTTCAGTTGTCTTTTGTACTACTACACCTGAATATATAAGTTTATAACTTGGCTGATTCTCATACAATAATACTTGATAACTCTCATCAGGAATCAAGAGGCTACTATTATTTGAGCCCGGAGTGCCTTTCTCTACAAAGAATTTTAATAATGCCTTGTCACTAAATCCTGCAAGCCTGTGAACTAGCCTTACATCAAGATTTTTAAGCAAATCAATTATTTTGTTTGTAGCATTTACGCCCAATTGCTTGACATAATCTACTATCCAATTTATATAACTAGTCTTAGCTGTGCCATCACCATAAATCTGTATTTGATTTGGTATTAAGTGTGTTCTGTCATCTATTAAAAATTGCTTAAACTCAGCGTTATATTTGTAGTTGTCTATATCAACACCTAGATTATAGAAATCTGCTGTCTTTAATAATGATTGTAATCTCATCACATCATACGGATATGATGAACTCTTGCGATAACTAAATTCTACAGGCGCATCATCGCCTACTATGTAATCGCGCTTGAACATTAATTGATTGTAGTTTGCTATTAAAGTTTCTAATGGTGCTTTAAGATTTCCTTGATCATCAACAGGTATGATGTTTGATAATCCTGGTCTCTTATATAGAGGTCTTACTATAGGAGTGCCATCATTGTAATCGATGCCCTTTTCTAGATCATCCCATAATATCAAATTTTGATTTGTGTAAGGTGCCGGCCCATAACGATTTTCCCACCAAGTAGGTTTAATTGAATATCCTATCATAGCCCACGGTGTCAGGTTCGGAGTTGAAGTATCATAAACATATGTGTAGATACCTCTCCAGTAGCCTTGTAAAACTAAACTATTATTAAGTTTTAATGTGCTTTCTCTATAGTTGTAACTATATTGATCACTACTTCTATATAATTGTGTTTTGTAATCTAGCCTATTTTGTCCCACCCAATTTAAAAAGTTCTTGCTATAGATTTCTGTATATTCAGCATAATCTATTGTAGTGCTTCTGAAGTACCCGGGCGTAGTTAACGCTAGATCGATAGGTAATGGCCCACTTAATTTTATATTATTATAAACTCTAGTTTCATACTCTAAAAGTGCTTGATCTCTAAAATCTAACAACATACCATATTCGATACTATACTCACCATATAGTTTATTATATGAACCATCATGACCTTGTATGAAATAAGTTGGTTCAGAATAAGTATTGTCTAATACTACTTCAGGAATGAATAATGGATACAAACCTAGTTTAGTAGGAGTGTTAGGAATATAAGAACCATAAGTCTGATTATATTCTTTTACTATGATCTTGTCATTTGCCTGCAAGAATATATCTACAGTGACGCTAGGGCTGGTAGTGCTTACTCTATACTGTGTGCCGCGCAATAATTGCTTAGTCACAGTCACTCCATTAATTATTCTTTGTAGGTATATTAATACACCGTCATAGTTTGCTGTTGAAAAATCATATATCTTGCTTAATGGAAATACGCTTGTCTCTGCTTGGTTAGCAAAACTATAAGTGTTTGATAGATATGGTGCTTTGTTAGGCATCATATCAGACCAGAAGAATGGTTGTTCTTGGCTCTTTACGCTTGTTATTACATCTATAGCTTCGTCAACTAAATATGCAGGATCAAACTTTTGCATTGATGCGATTTGATTAACTGTGTCAACTAATAGATTTTTAAACTTAATATATTCCCTGCTATTAAACAATAATGAATTTGATAAATCGTATTGAGGATCGCGTAAGAATGCCCCAGGCAATACAAGGCTCGCGCTATTCTGTATAATAGCTGTGCCATACGGCACTAAATTACCTAGATCACGATAATTATTAGGCCCGAAAACGGATCCTGTCGTATAAGGATTATTTAAGAATATAGATTGGTATTGACCTCTGATATCACCTATGTCAACACTTGTCGGGTCGGTGTTAAAAGGATTATTAGCAAGATTGATAGGTATAGTATAATAAGCCTTAGAACTTGTTTCTTTACTTAATATTAATACTTGTATTGGTGTATCTGTATCCTTAGTTAATTTTAATGTTATTATAGTTTCACTATCAGTATTAACCACAGTATAATCAGTACCTAGAGTTAGAACATTATTATTATTGAAAACTAATAAACTTGGCCAAATAGTTTCAGTAGCGCTTTGTTGAGGTACATCTACCACTATTTCAAAATCAATGAAATCGTCTGATTCTAATTCTAAAGGAGGAATATTAGCAGTGTATTCAAATTCAAATACCTGATATTGACCGCTAGGTGCTACAGCAGTTTGCCAGCCGGTCAGTCTTGTGAATGCAGTTCTAGAACTATAATTATAAACAAATCCATTTTTAACATCATCAGTTATCGAATTGCCATTTTTTACATAGTCAAATTTTTGTGTATATAAAGAGACTTCAAAACTGATATCACCTACATTATTGATAGAACTAAAACTGATAGGAAACCCTAATATACTATCGCTTATACCTATAGCAATTTTATAATTGAATAGTTTGCAGCCATCAAATGTAGTTGATGGATATATGATTTTATTTCCGTAACTTATTCCATTCGTATCGAATAAATCGAATTTAGGTGCCTGATTTACAGTAGTTTTTTGCTGTGCTTGCTCAAAATCATTTACAGTTCCTGAATAATAATCACCATTAAAATATACTACTAATCCTTTAAAGTTAAAACCTCTTCTAACACTAAATTGATCTTCAATCAAAACAGTGCCGTCATCAGCCTCTGTCAGCGTTATAGTAGGAAATGGGCTAGAACCTGTGTTATTTACCTCTGCTACATATATTTTATTTCTAACACTTAAGTTATCATCTTTAGCAAATACTATTCTAGCGCCTGGGAATATTTGTAGATCAGCGTTGTCTATTGGGTTAGCGACAAAACTTACACCTGAAGTTGTTGGTATACTATCACTAGGTATAGGCCAATATACAGTCATCTCGAAATTAGGACTTGTATCTTCTATAGATAAAATTCTTGTACCTACAGGTAGAACACTAGCACTATTCAACTTGATATCATTGATCCATAGACCTTGAGTAAATGTTCCTTCTACAAGATCAGATGCAGGAACTGTTACTGTTGTTGTAGTTTTTTGTAATACTTGTCCATCACCTTGAATTGCTAATCCTGTCCCGTATATTGTTATTGAAGTTCCTGCTGCTACAGGGTTACCATAAACATCGAGCCAGCCAGCAGTGAATATGTCTCCCGGGGCTGGGAATAAGCCATGAGTAGGGCCTGGCCAACCAATGTCAGCCCACAATGTATTACCCAATTCTGATATAATGTATTCATAACCTGCTATGAATGTATTTTGTGTATATCCTTCACCAGTAGCCTTAAACAATATCTTGAATGCTTCGCCATCACTTAATGTATCACCTACTGGTGCTCCACATGTGAAAGTATCTCCAGGAGAATAAGCAGAGTATTCACTTGGATAACTGGCTGAAGGTTCTACTGCTCGTTTAACTTTACCTGTTCCGGGCGCAGATCCTGTTGCCAAAAATCTATCGCCTACAGAAGGATCAGAGCCAGAATAACCGATATCAGCCCAGTCTGTAGTACCTACGATCAATATCTCATACCAAATACCTGATTCAATCTCATCAGAGAATATATTATCTGTTCCTGCGATTATGTTCCAATCATTTTGTGATGTAGAAAGTAAATCATATATGATATATTCTGTGCCTGTCTGGAAACTGCCGTCAATATCTAATTCAGCACCTAGATTTATCCATGTCTCTTTTTGTGTAGTACCTAGATCACTTATCTCATAATATTGATCTTGTAATATGTTTGACAAATCAACCGGATCAGTATTTGAATTTACTATGCCGTTACCAGGTGTGACAGTATAAGTTTGTACATCAGGATAGTAAGTCTGCTGTCCTTCAACGAAATTGAAAGCATTTGTTGTTCTGTTATCTAAGAAATCTATATTGTCTTTACCTATGATACCATTATTAAACAACTTCAAGTTTGGGTAAAATTCAATGATAGGTCTTTTTGCCTTGTACTCAGGCAAAGCAAGTGTTGTTGCAATCTCTGGATTATTGTTATATTCTGCTGTAGCGTTTATGACATCAATATGGAACCAACGGTTGCTTCTTGACCATGCGTTCTTGTTTATGCTGTTTCTAGCTATAGTGATATAATCAGGAGTTACAGGAATATTTAGGCCTTCATCATAAGGTCCTATATCGTAATTTAAAATATCATACGGACTTGCTGTCTTGTTAGTGAATGGCTCTGGTATATCTAATGATTCTACTGAAACCAATTCTATAGCTGTACCAACACCTTCGACATAATATTCACCTCGCAGATAATTGACCGGTATAACATCACCATCGAATTTCACTTTTAAACCATTGGTAAATACTACACCGTTCTTGCTAGTATAATTCACTTTGCCTAATATATCAGTATTAACATCGATAGTATTAGTTTCATTATTTTCAATCAACTGTATAGTACCTACTCTGTTAGCATTAGTACTATCTTGATAATATAATGTATCAAGCGCTGCGCTAAGATATGGGATCTGTGTGATAATACCTGATAAGGCTTTATAGAAATTTAATCCAGAATACTCATTACCATACAATACAGTAATTTTTTGTTCTGTTGGTATCAATGCAGTTGGAGTTATAAATGTGATCACTCCACCTGCTACTCTGATAGTGAAAAACCATTCATTTACATTATATACTGTTCCACCAATAGTCACAGTTTCATTAGGTGTGGCAGTATCATAGAACATAACTGTTCGTAAATTCAAGAAAGTAATTCCGTCAATACCGTCGCCCACAGGTTGACCTATTAGTTGACTATATGATTTGTTACTAACTACACCTACAGTATTATTTCCAGGAAAATTAAATTGATCCTGTGCATTCTTTTCAGGTACATCAAATATTACTGTGCCACTTTCGGCACCATTTCCCTGCACACCGAGAACATTACGGACATTAAGATTTTCCTGCGTTGCGCTATAGCCGCTAGTGCCAGGCTCTCCCTGTATATAAAAACCTTCAGGAGCGTTAAAAGTATATTTGCCACCGCGTAATAGCACTAATGAAGGGTTATTAGTGACTTCTGGGCTACCTAATGCCTTTATGTTATATGAGCTAGGAGTTGCTGTTACAGTAAATTCATCTATATTATAAACAGTGCTTGCAGCCACAGTGACAGATGGCGGCCCTGTTGGCACCCAATAATATTGGTTATAATTAATAATCTTATCTAAGTCGGTAAAGCTGTCCCAACTGTAAAATTGACTGTTAAAAAGGCTATTATTGTTTTTTGTTATTGATCCTTGCTGTTGCAACGCATCTAGCATACCTGGGTAACTAATAAAATCTTTAGCAGTCTGTTCATTTTTTTTAAGGAAAATAACGCCAGGATCTAGTTGATAATCTTTACGTACTTTATTTGGTTCTGTAACATAATAATCTTTAGCATCAACGCCATAACCGATCTTACTACCGATGAAACCTTGTATCTTTTTTGTTACTGGAGGATTAACTAATTGGTCAAGAGTGGCCCCTAAGAATTGGCTATTGCTCTCAGTTTGAAATATCTGCGGTAAAAATTCAATCGTTCTTATTCTAGTCATTTTATGCTACTTGCAATTGGTCAGGTGTCAATGCTGCAATGACTCTTATATCATTAGCAGATGCAGCATTTACAAAAATCTCAAATGGTTTACATTTAATTTCATATAATGTACCAAAAGGCTCATTAGGATTATTTGCTACAAGCACAGCAGAACTTATGATATCACCTAATTCATTGTGTAAATACGCGCTAAGTTCGCTAAAGAAGAACGTGTCTCCGAAATTCCAATTATCAATATTAAAATAATTATTCATTGCTGTCAATACTGCGCTCTTGATATCACTATCGCTTGCTGTAGTATCACTAGTTTTGATGACTTTTATAGTGGCGCGTAACGCGCTTTGTGCTTTAGGACCAAATAATGGTTTAAACACCACACTATTTAATACTACAGAATCGCTTAACATTTTGTAATCTTGTAATTGTCCATATTCTAGACTTAATTCATTTATAGTTGGTCTGCTTGGCAATGGTACAGTATTTGAAGTATCTTGTATATAATTTTGATATGCTGTATAATAAGCCTGAGTAACTACATACAAATCAATTATATTTGTAGTTGCAGGATCTATACGTGTTGTGTTATTACTATTGTGTCTATATAGGTAATTCAAACCTTGACGACCCGACTTGACTGAATATCTTGTCTGCTCTACTAATATATAACTCGCTTGTGTGACTGTAGTATCCTGTACAGTCTTATAAAATTTATTATCTGTAGTAGCATAATACAACTGACCAACAGGATAATCATATTTGATTACTTCAATCTGGCTCTTTATAGCGTAACTATATATAACTTCTGTGCTAGGAACAATTTGTTGTCTAGTCAAATTAACAGCATCTTGTATAGTTTCAAAGAACACATATTTACCTGTATTTGCCGCGCCCGGTACTACTCCTGTGATCTCTTCAAAGAAATCAGGATTAACTATTAATAAGTTATTATTAGTATCAGCGCTTGCTACTTCAACTTCAAAATCATTTACATAACCATCAGTCTGTGTTGTTTGCCCTATAATACTGATAGGTATATCATTACCTAACGCAGAGGTACTGTTTGGTTGTGTGTTTAATGCTAATACATTGATGAAGTCTTGTAATATCTTGCCTGAAAAAGGATCATATACTAATTCGTTTAATGCATAAGTAAATCTTGTCTCATCTACGCTACCGAAATAATATCTCAAAGAGCGATATTGAACTACATATGTGTTATCTGCTATATTATCAAAATATATGAACCAATTATTTGGCTGATCTAATTCAATCGACCAACGGCCATCGTCTATTCTGCTATTGTTATATACTAGACTAAAATCTTGTTGCAATTCAGTTCGTAGTATAGCCTCTTGTATTATAGTTACAGGAAGACTATTATCCCAAGCAGGTATCACTGTGCTTAATATTGCTCCATTGGGCACATAACCATTTAACACTACAGGGCCCACGCCATTACTAAAATTACCCTGACCTGTGTTGCTACCGTCGCCTATTACATTCAAAACTGTAGTCCATATATAAGACTTTGTTGTAGCACTGCTTACTGTAGTCAATCTATTATTCTGATCAAACACATAGCCTATAGGCGCTACGAATTTACATAATGCATTTTTGCTTATGTATTTTCTATTAGTGCTTGTATTAACTCCTAGCATAACAGGAGTTTCTATAGTATTATCTAATATGTAAAAATACCCATTTACGCTATTTCCATTTACATTACTTTTGTTAAAATATGTAGTGTTAGCACCTGTAGTGCTAAAATCAAAACGCTTATATACAGTTTGTGTAGTATTAGCAGTCTGGTTAATATAATATTGTACTGTTCTATTTTCAGATAGAATAGCAGATAATGCTTCACTAAAGAATGATATGACACTGCTAGTGTTCAATATATTTAGGTTAACATAACCTAGATCATAGTTTTGCCATAATCCTCCGTCACTGCCTAGATTATTAATGCTGCTATATTTACCTGTAGGATCTAGTAAATCAAGATTTTTGCTTACACCAATGCTGCTGCGATTGACTGCCTTTGATTTTATGATTGAACTATATAATGTGAACGGGAAATTGTTATAATCTTCACCATTAACCATGCGATTCTGTGTATAATATCTTGTAGGTGCTCTTTGTTTTATGCTTGCTATACTTTCGCGTGCCTGCGCATTGCTTACAGGTTGAGTCAAACTTAATCCCAAAGTTAGTGTTTCTGAACGACCGGTACGACTTATATATGTGAATGCAACGCTTATACCTTGCATCTCATTATTATCAATCGTGTATGTTAATCCGTTACTAGCACGAACATATGCACGAAATGTACCTACTGGAATATTACTAAATACGCCATCGCCGAAAATATAAGTAACTTGGTCATTGAAACGACTGTTTACACTAAAGATATTTTTCTTGCTAGTTTCAGTTTGTAAATATGCGTCCGCATACACATTATCAACTTTTTTCCATAAAAGTCTAGTATTGTTATTTGAGTTTAATTGATATAACCAAGTATCTGTATTATTGATACCTTCAATATTTATATTTACGGCTTGATTGCTTATTTGTTGTTCTAGCACAAAATCATAATTATTCAATACACCTTGCTTGAAATATACAAAATAACCTGTATTACTGCTAGCAAAACCTAGACGATCATTCTTATATAAAAAATTAAATTTGCCGGTTGGCGCAGGTGGTATCTCGTAAAGATAATCTTCATCTACGCTAGTGACGCTGACTAATTCAAAATTCATAGTAGTGCCATCTATTGTGCTAGTGAATGGCACTATAGGCAAACTACCTTGGGGTATATTCATGCTATATTCTGCTGTGTCTACACCTAATATATCACTAACATTGCCTGGACGGCCTATCCTTTCTGAACTAATCAATGTTGCATTTAATATTGTATTAAATTGCTCAAACCAATTCGCATTTGCAGGATCATTCCATAATATAGGCAAATTGCTTAGATTAACACCATTAAAGTCTGTGATGTCCTGACTAGTCTGTATGCTTGTGATTTTCAGTGTACCTTCTGCACAAATATTGCGTTTTGGGGTATAGCTCACTAAGTTCGCTAACTTGATTACGCTATCACGGCGCTCGGCTGTGTCTAAAAAGTTTTCCCTAGCGTTCAAGTCATTTCTAAAAGCCAGACCCTGACCCATGAATGCCATTACATCAAGCAGGGCTATGAATTCGCTACTTTCAATATAGTCATTATAGGTTTCAGGATAGTAAACACGCAGGTAGTCTATGAAACTTTTGCGTAGTGTCTCATAATCATAACTACGAAAATCTACCTCGCGAAAAGTTTGGTAGATTGCTTTCCAGTCATTTACGCCGAACAATGCTGCTTGTCTAGAACTTTTAGCCATAATTACTCTCTGATTTTATTATTTATCAAACCAAAAAACCAGTTTTTCAAGATTATTGTATAGCGGCTTGATTAGTAGTGCTATCAAGAAATACGCTTAATAAAGTAGCCTCATTGAACGGCTGTATGGCTAATTCTACCTCTAGTAATATGCCATTCTCTTGTGGATATGCCCTAACAGTGTTTACTATCAGTCTTGGATCTTGATTGGCTATTCGTGTGATCTCATTTTCTAGGCTAAACTGAACGTCAGGAGTATTAGGTTCAAACACGAAGTTCCATAATGTAGTCCCGTATCCAGGTTGACCCACTTTCTCGCCCTGTCTAATATTAAGGCTATTGACAAAATCTTGTACGACAAGATTTTCATCATTCAACTTGAATTTTTTACCTGGAATTACAGGATTTACTAATGATCCTACGCCCCCATCAATACCTGGTGGGGCATTAGTTGTCTTAGGTTTATTAGCATTTATTGTACTGAATCCGATATATTGTGGCATATTGATATTTATAGTTTAAAATTATGCG